GCTTTTTGCGTGGGGGCGCCTTTGGTTCCGGGCTTGCGCATTTTTTCTCCGGAGCCTGCGGCAATACGCTTTCGCTTGGCGTGGATGTTATCCCAAAGACCCTTCGTAGGGCCGCCCTCAGAGTAGCAAGTAACTTCATTGGGGTTATCCCTCCGCTTAATCGTCGTCGCCTTTGGCATTTTACTGGCACGAATCGCGCCCATCCCTCGGCTCGGTCGCATTTAGCACATCTTTCCGCGAGTCTTGCCCTTTTTCTCGACGCCGCCGCCTTTGGCATAAACCTTGCCGCCGCCCATCATTTTCTTGGCTCCGTGCATCTTGACTTCGTGGCCCTTCACGGCTTTGCCAGCAATCTTTTGCATGTCGGCTTTCGCCACACCACGGCCTTCTTTTTTCATCATGCTCATTTCTTTTTTCATTTCTTACCCCTTTTAGGTTTAGAAAGCCCAGCTTCACTAAGACCGATAGCCATAGCCTGCTTGGGATTGGTCACTTTTTTACCGCTAGAAGACTTTAAGGTGCCAGACTGAAACTCGCGCATAACCTTGCCTACTTTTTCTTTACCAACACCTTTGCCGCCTTGCGAAACAGGCTTACCGCCCAGAGCTCGACCGGTTAAGGATTTCATACCATTTTGCCTTTGGTGTGCCCTTTTTTGCAGATGCCGTCACCACGAGTTTTGCCAGCACTTTTAGCTTTGACCGTACCGCCTTTTTTCATGGCGGGTGCAGCAGTTTGCTCAGCTAAAGTCATAGGAACTTCACGCCCAGCTGCATCACGTTTTTTCTTACGCTGGTCAGCCACCAATCCCGGCACCAGCCCAAGACCGTAACCGCCTTTGTCGATCAGTTTGCCAATAGCGCCTTTGCCAGACAGCAGTCCAGCAGCAATAGATACGTCACCAAGTTTCATACCATCCGTCCTTTCGTTTTACCGCGTTGAGCACAACCGTCACCACGAACTTTGCCACCTTTGGCGTAGACTTTGCCGCCTTTAGCTTTACCGCGAGTTTCACGTTGAAGCTCTGCTGCATACTCGCGTGCTTTTTTATACGTTTCAGGACTTGAACCCCCTTTGTCAGAAAAAACAGTTACTACATCTTCGTTTTTTACTGACGGGCTCTTATCTTCAGCATTTTTACGTTTAATTACTGCAGACCCTTTACCTTTGGGGCTTAGCACAGTCTCTGCTGCTTCGTATTTAGCCATCATCTACCCCCGAGTCGTTTTAGCAAGTTCATCAATTTTTGACTCAAGTCTTTTAAAGCCTTGATCAAAGCGTTCCACAATTCGGTCAACTTTGTCGTCAACTTCTTTACGAGTGATGTGATCACGTGCGACCTCCTCACGAGTTTTGTTTAGCAAAATGCTAATACGGTTAAGTTCGTCCATTTTGCCTTTAATCATCATACCCATAGCCGCCACGGCAAAAGACAAAACAACGTTCCATAGCATCATTTCCACAACAAAATCTCCTTAACAGTTCCATGCTTTTAGCGATTTATTGATCCGAGAATTCGGGTCTTTAGCCGTTTTAGCGCTTGTTAGTTTCTTCTTCATGCCTTTCATACGAGCACAAAAAGAATCCCTGCGTGATCCGCCTTCGGGTTGAGGAGCTTTTAAGCCGGGCTTACCGGGGTTAGCAGCGTTATACGATGCTCTCCCCTTAGCATTTAGCCCACCTTTTGGGTTCTTTCCCTCTTTGCGTTGCCACGCCGGAGTCTTAGCCATAAATCACCATCACAGAAGCAACATCCGCGAGTGTTACGTGCAGGTTGGTTTCAACCAAGATGCCTTCACCGGGAAGCGGGAGCCAGAACGTGCCTGAGCTAATTGCCGTCGGTGTGTTCAAAGTCATCAGAACCTTACCGCCTGCACCGCCATCACGAAACACAACGGACCCTGCGTTAGCGCCGGACACACCATAAACGGTTTTAATCCGAACACGCGTCAGGTTGCCGTCGTTTTGCGCTTTGGCTTGCCCCGTAGTTGTGAGCGGCTTAGACGCTAGTACGTCATATTGCATGCCCATACGAGCCTCCTAATTAGACTGGGGAGCAAAGATCAGATTCAGTAGCGATCCAAGGAGCTGCTTGGTTGCCATTGCCGCCCCACTGCACAACAGAAGCAGCAGGAACAACAACGCCAGTAGCTGAACTATTAACGAGTTGACCGTTAGCGCCAACAAGCTCGTGAGCCACAGCGCCGTAATTGATCAACACACCTTGTGCGCCGTTATAACGTTCGTCAGCAGGCTGTTGAGTTAAGTCAAACTGACCACTCACCACTTCCGGCAAAACAAAAGACACGGTTGTAGCTGGGCCGCCATCGGCAGCAGAAAGAATAATGTACGCGCCAGTAGCTTCAATGGCTACTTCACCGTTAACAACATCGGTTGCAAAAATATACTTGGGGGGGATCATGTATCCAGCAAACGAACGGACTGGACCAGAAAATGAAGTGCGTGCCATGTGGTATACCTCTCATGCGAGTTAAGTGCGCCTGTCTGCATGACGTCAGCCGGGACTGTCAGACGCACCGGGGACCCCGGAATAACTGCAATATACAACAAAAGGGGGGTTTTGCAACCCCCCTCCAAGACTTACGCGCCTTGCGAACCCCACAT